TATTAAACCATGTAACTAATTTCACCATGTGATATGGTTTAAATTGAGTTTCATCGTAGTTCGGAACTGCTAATGGCATCAAATCTATTATATCGCCAATAATTTCAACTTTTTCTTTTACTTTAGACATATTTTCAAATACATCTACAATATCTAAATTCTTATGGCCTGCCAAAGTTATAAATACCATGTGCCCTAAAAATGAAGTCTTTTTTATTTGGTCACTAATTTTTTCTTCGGTATCTATATTTTGAAACCCCGCCATGCCACTAATATTTGGCTTTGATATCTGAAGCCATAGGCCCCGACGTCCCTTTATTGCAGTAATTGCTTTTAATTGTTTTTTTTCCATAGGGCAAATATACTTAAAAAAGTATTAAGTTTTAATTATTTCGTAGAACTTACTTATTCTTAAAAAAAGCATCCATAAAGTCCTTCCAGCTTGGATTCTTAACCTTTAATTCCTTACAAAGAACGGAAACCGTTATTTCTCGTAGCGCAATATTGTAAATTCTGCAATCATAAAGGTGGTTTTGAGCTGTTGGTGTGACTTTTTTCCATATAAATTTAACACCATCGCCGTTATTGTCACGGTCTAAAATGCGTTGTTCGGCTTCAAAGTGTGCAAAATAGCGTCTGAAAGTGTACTTTCCACCAGATGGTGTAGGGAAATTCATAAAATCAGTCGGTTGGGGGTTATCTCCAGTTGGATCCCAGCGCAATTTCATGCGCTCAGCAACGTCATCCTTTACTTGGTTAACCTCAACAATATAAAGGTCTGAACGCTCTCGCCCCTTCTTAAAAATAGGTGTATCAAGCCCAACGCGCCTATAAGCAAATTCATCCTTGCCCTTTATGCCCACAACATTTAATCCACTGCCTTTTGTTGACTCCACAAAGCTATAAGCTTGACCCATATAAGTGTTACCGGTGTCGATTCCGGTAATAAATATTTTCATATTCCGATCCGTGTCCGTTGTGTATGTTTTGTCAATTACTTTTTTGAATTCATCCCAAACATTATTGGGTTCACCCATCCGGTAAGTCCATTTCAAGCGATCTGTCTTATCTTTTTGAACTTGTGTTTGATTGGGTATAAATGTTCCAATACTTCCGTGGTCGATTGAATAGCTTGGCCCCGATTCCGACCATGCCACTATTTCGTAATCCAAACGAGCGTCATCCACTTTGCCATTTAAATCTGCTGCACATGTTATCAAAACAATCCTACCATTTCCATCATTTTCACTCATCTTTTCGGGTATTGACCCAATTTCAAAATCCCTTGTATTTTTTTGCAAGTTCGTTGATTTTGGGGCTTCACCTTGCTCTTCGAATGTTTCACCAAGTACTAAGTTTGTGAATGTTTGCATTTCTGCAATTTTCTGCGGCTCATTTTGCGGATTTGCCTTTAAATATTGACGAACGTAATGTGTCCAACTATACATCCCCGGTGGCGCATACAATGAGGAAAGGTGATAACTGTAATATCCAATTTCACTTGGCTCAGCTGTTGGCCTCCACTCACCTAATAGGTTCATTTCATACTTATGTTTTTCTGTAAAAAACCCAAAACAACTCTGGCAAGTATAACCAACTGAACTTTCAATTAATTTTCCTTTCTCGTCTACTTCCCAAGTTATGCCGGCTGTTTGATTTTCTACGACAATAGACCACACAAAATCAATATAATCTCCACAACAAGGGCATGGGACAAAATATTTCCGTTGATCACCTAACAAGTAAACCGGTTCAATGTTGCTTGTCTGCTTAACTTCTGGAGTGCTTATGTAATAAAGTTTCATCTTGTCAGCATAGGCCGCAAAACGCTGTTCAATCATTTCGGTCGTTGTTCCACTTTCCTTTGTTTTCTTTCTTGCTGCATCAAAATCATCAATAAACCCATATCGAACAGAACGTTGCCGCAATAGCTTGTGATTTCCTGCACTCCCAGCAACTAAGCTGCCGCCCGGAAATTCTTTACTTTTATTGGTGTCGCCTGTTCGTTGATTTTTCTTCCTCAATACGTTTGGTCGAATCAAATCGCGCAAGCCACAACTATCAATCATTTGATCAATTTTTCCAGACATTGCTTCTTCTGCCAAATCACTATGGCCAGTTAAAAATAATATATTCCCAGGTGATTCACTTATTATGTACCCAATTGCGTTTTCTAAAAGACCAGTCGAAAATCCTACTTGCGCCCCCTTCATTATAGCAAACTTATTGCCGGGGTGGTTGCTGCTAATGGTGTCTAATATTTCCCGAATGTAAGGGGTGTATTTAAACCGATATGGCCCCGGAATAGGTGAAACGTCGGTTGTCATTCGCCTGTTTTTCTCGGCCCACTCGCTTGGCTGTATATTTGACAACAAGTAATGTGCACAATCAATTAAGTCAAAAATTTGGTCGTCGTAGTCGCTTGTCATTTATATTGCCCACTAAAATTAAACTTTTCACATTTATTTTTTCTCACTGCACATCCTGTAAGCCAAACAGACACTATCAGAATAATTATTATTGCAATGTTTAGTTTTTGGTTTTTCATTGTAAAGTTGTGTGTACGTCGTATGAATCAATTTCGCTTACTTCTTTTTTGATTAATTCACTAATCTTTTCGTCAGCCAAGAAATATGAGAAGAGTTCCTTCATAATAACAAAAGTCTCAACTGAGTATATCGTATCCGTTTCTGCAATCTCTCTATCTTTCCGGGAAATCAATCGCTTGGTTCTGACTGAAAATACTTTCTCTACTAATTCATCCTCAAGCAACCATATCTGGACTCTTCGATTATTTCCTTTCGCTAAACAATAGTGTAGTGTTTTCATTTTTCGTTTTTATTAAGAAATTACTTCATAACCCAACTTAATAGCTAGGTAATATTCAATGCAAGCCCCTTTGGATTCCTCCCAATTTTCTAACAGGGAAATCGCATCGCACTCCATAAGCGCAATAATATCAGTCTTCATGTAGTTAAGCCAACTCTTGTCGTGGTCGTGATTTATGGTCATCGGATTAACTACTTCATATCCTTTGGCTTTTAAAAATTCCTCAGCTTCTTTAAATAATTGAGGGGCTGTTGCCTCTATTCCTGTTATTTGTCCGCTTATGTATATTTTTTTCATTTCTCCAAATCCTTTAATATTTCCTTTTGCCTCCTTAGTCGGTTCTCATTTAAGCTTTGCAAATCCTTGTTTCCCCTTTCTTTGTAAAAGCTAACTAAGTGCTCGACCCTCAGTATTTCTCTTTTCTGTTTTTCAATCTTTAATCTTTTCATATTGCAATAATACGCAAAAAAGTATTAAGTGTGCGTTTTTCACTTACTTTCCCCCACACCCCTACGAGCAGAATGTTCCTTTACTATATTCTTAATGCTTGCTTTGCTTTCCGCAATCGCATCTTTAACCGCTTCATTCACAATTTCAATCAACTCACCACGCAATGCAGATAATTCAGCTTTGTCCAATCCAGCACGCTTGGCAACCGTACTAATAAAACCGTCTGCACCTTGGTGAAAACTTGTAGTAACACTCTTAAAGTGCTGCCGAAATACCACTTGCACCAAATCCGTTGGTATTGCTTCGCCTCTTAATTTAGCAATCTTTAGTTTATTAAGCTCAACTTCTTGCAGTTTCCTATCGTATTCAGCTTGCTTTGTCTTTCTTTCTAAATCCAAAACTAATTGAGTGCCTGGACTGATTCCACTGCTTTGCGGCTCTTCTTCTTTGTGGCTTACAACAACTTTCTGTTTCGCTTTTACCTTCTTTGGCCTTGCACCGTTGATTCTTTTAACAATAAATAGCTCATTCTTTGGGTGTTTGTCGTCAATATACCCTTCTTTATTTACAACAATATTGCCGCGATTAATGTAGTTCCTTATGTAACTGTCGTGAACGCCGCACTTTTCCTTTAATTCTTTCCTAGTATATAATGCCATGTATAATTGTATAATATTACGACCTTCCTTAGTGGTAACGCTGTTTTTGATGTTTTTGTATAGTGTAAAGTTAAATAATTAAATACAAGAATCTATACAGGGGCCCAAATATGGGTAACTAAATTACAAAATGGGG